CCGCACAAAGGTCTTAAAAAACAAGAGGGGATATTATGTCCAGACAGTGAAATAGGGCATTACTTCCTAAAAGAAAAGAATTTAAAACTAGTCTTTATAGATAGTCTTAACTCTCTAGTGGTCCCGAGAATAGAAAATTCAGACTTAGAAACCCAGCAGGTGGGAGCATTGTCGGCTTTTCTATCTCAAAATCTCCCCTTATTAGTTCCTAAGTTGGCTTTTGCAGGGGTTACCTTAGTGGGGATTCAGCAACTAAGAAGTAAGATAGGGGTTTCATATGGAGACCCTACAACCACGTCAGGGGGGAGAGCCTGGAAGCACGACGTATCTGTATCAATTAATCTTACACCTAGTGAGTCCAAAGATTGTAAAATTTTAGATGGCGAGGGTGCAGTTGTAGGTACCTCAGTTACGGCGTATATTTCTAAGTCTAAAGTATCTAGACCATATATGAAAGGTCAGTATAAGGTAATATTTGGACAGGGGATAATTGAACCCGAGCGTGAAGTTTTTGACATTGCATTACGTCGGAAGGTGATTACCAAGCCTAATAACGTGACGTATGAGTTTGAGGGGACAACTTGGCGTGGCGAAAAAGCTGTTCTTGCCGCTATTGCCGCAGACGAATCTCTGCGCGACAAGTTGATAGCAAGTATATATGCTCGTCGATATGAAATATTGGATGATGAGCGCGATCCTGCTCCCCCGGCAGGAATGATTTCAGATGATCAAGATATTTAAAATTAGGAGGAGATAAGATGTTGACGACTTGCAATAAATGTGGCTCACAGAAGGAAGTAAAGCTTAGGAAGAGTGACAATGTACCGGTGTGTGTGGAGTGTGGGACAGTAGTGAACTTGTCTCAAATGATGATTAATAGTATGAAAATGAGCAATGACTATATCACAATATCAGATAATAAAATTCCATTTGGATGCAAGTGTGATAAGTGTGGGGCAATTGCTGAGTTGATTCTTAACCCTGGTTCTAATGAGGCGGAGTGCACGGTTTGTCATCAAACTATGAACATTACTCCTTTTATGATAAAGGCCCTTCAAATTGCCGGACATTATCGTCCGTCTAGGGAGGCACCGGTAACGCTTGACGAGAAAGAGGAGACAAATGTGTCTGAGTCCGATAAGCAGATTAGTAGCGATGTGCCACGCGAACCTAAGTAACACCCACAGAGAGTACTTTAGGGGACGTGGTTATAGTGACGATGCCCTGGAGTCTTTTGGTATTGGTACTTTTCCTTTGGGATTAGTCGTCTCTGCTTTTAATTGTAATGAGTTAATAAGTCTGAAAATTATACATGCTTCTAGGGCTGGATATATGTCCTATTACTCAGAATTTAGTGATAGGATTATTATTCCGGTCCACGATGCGTATGGTCAACCAGTTGGTATAACCGGCAGGCTTATTGCAGAAAATCCTAATAGAGGGAAGTATTACAATAGTGATTATCCTAAGGCTTCTACTCTTTTTAACCTGCATAGAGCGAAGCAGGAAATATTAAAGGCTGGGTATGTTGTAGTGGTGGAGGGGAACTTAGACGTTGTTGCGATGTGGGATGCTGGGATTAGGAACGTAGTGGCATGTACTGGAGCCTTTATTACGCCCAAGCAAATTAGAAAACTTCTGAGATATACTGATAAAGTTCTAGTGGCTACCGATAATGATAATGCTGGTCATATGTCTTATACGAAATTTTTAAAGAATTCGGCTTACTATATTAAGAATGGGGAGCTTAGTGCTATTAGGATTATTCCTCCATTCGGGCTTAAAGACCCCGATGATTTTATTAGAAAATATGGGGCTAAAACCTGTAGAGAATGGGTGGCGGCAGGAGCCAAGCATTTGATGGACGTAAGTAATAAGGGCAATTCTATAAGCTTTAAAGGAGTTTGGAATGGCTGTGGACAGGAAGAAGTCGGGGGTCAGTAAGCGCTATCAATACAAATTTAGAGAAATACCAGTAGAGTCCATGGATGTTTTTTCTGAGGATATGGCTCTTCACAATAAAGAAAATATATCTAGTGCACAGAAGCAGAAACAGAAGGCGAACATTCTAGAAGCTATATTCAATATTGCGGATGAGCAACTAACCCAAAGACAGAAAGACATACTGTATTGCAGGTATGTTTTAGGTATGACTCAGGTAGAGATAGGAAAAAAATTAGGTATTACGCAAAGTTGCGTTTCTCTTCAGATTAATGGCATTCCAAATTATACTTATAATAAAATTCATGGGGGAGTTTTACCTAAGCTTAGAAAGATGTGTATCAATGAGGCAGCTATTGCCTCTGGCTCTGCAACAAGTGAAGAGGTAGACGTTCTACTGAAGACCATAAAAAGTAGAATTAAAAAATCTCATCCAGACTACTCCGATTTAGAATTAGCTAAGAAGGCCGTAGAGAGTTTTTCTAATATGAGCAAGATACTGGACTTGTTTGAGATGTTAATAAAAGAAGAAGTTGAACAAGAAGAGGAGGACCTTAATCAGGATTAAATTGGCAGCCTGATGTACTTCCACGGTTAAAACTAGGAGCTTCATGAATGGAACCATAATGCGAAGGCCCGGGAATAACCCGGGCCTTTTTATAAAAGCGTAGATGTCTCCTATTAATACTTTAAGATACTATAGCGGGAGCTTTGCGTCTGTTAAAAGCCGGGCGCAAACGGAATTGTATTGACGGAGGATTAAAAAATGGATTTTATAGCTCTGGAAGCTTCTTTAAATAAAGCTGGGAAAAGAGAATATGATGGAATGATTAAGTTTGCTGTTGGGACTAAATTACCAGTAGATGAATTCAAATCTTTATTTATAAAGACAGCGGCTTTTGATTTATGGACTTTGGACCCGAACGTCCAAAGCGGGGGGGATTCATATTGGAAGCTAAGTGACGATAATAAATTCTTCATTTGTATGTATGAAAGCGATAGTCTAGAGACTCACGATCGTCGGTGGAGTGTTTATTCGGACGATAACAATAAGCGTATTTCAATCGCATATAAGAACGATACGATTGCCACTATGGACAGTTCTTATTTCCCAGATGGGGTAGACCCAATTACCATTAAGAGTAGTCTATTAAAAATACTTAGCTCAAAAGAGGGGCAGGTTGCTTTTTTGGATACTCTTAATGAAACAGAGCGAAATTTAATTATCAAAAAATATCCAGAGCTTCTATAGCGAGGAAAGACATGAAACTTACTAAAGCTGCCAAGTATATCGAAAAACAGGCAGATGCAGACCGTAAACCAACTGAGGCTAATGTTTTTATTTTTCCTAGAATAGCGCTAATAGGAGCAAATATTGAGCTTGCCGGTCTCATTCTAGAGCTTCTGAATGTTGCCATTGATGGCAAAGAAGTAGAGGCGGAAGTAAACATAACCGATGAACAGCAAGAGGAAACTGGGAGTCAGTCCTCTCAATCGGAATTAACTTCCAAGCCAGTTCAGGTATCAGTAAATCCGCAAGAGGTTTCTGGAGTTGGTGGGGCTAAGGAAAAAACTGCATCTTTAGCAAAGTTAGCCGCATGGCAAGAGGCGTCTTCTAGTGAGGCTGTCGAGGCCCTCGCCGATGTTATAGTAAAGCTTTCTAACTTAGCAAAGCAAATAGTACGAGTGGTAGACGGGGCTACTGAAATAACTTCTGCCCTAGGACTAGAGGACGATGCAGAGCTTGCAGATAGACTTATTAAAATTCTCGTCGCGGGATTGGCAGCTCGTATTAAAGATGAGGCAGTCCAACACTTTTTAAATGGCACATCTACTGAGGAGCCTAGCAGCTTTTATAAGGTTCTAGATGAGATTTTAAGAGAATATTTTGACAAAGCAGAACATAAGAAAGAGATTACTAAAGCAGTTAGGATGATTCTAAGTAAAGGGACTCAGAATGCTTCTTATATAGGTTCTATGAATATCAATTTTCTTTCAGGGTGGTTTCTTTCAGAGCTAAGGGGGAAGTTAAGGAAAGAAATCCACTGGCAGGCTCCAATTTCACCTGAGGCAAAAGTGGAGAGTAGAAGTGAAAATAAATAAACTCATTAAGCTTTCAGTGCTATCTAGAAATTTAGAAAAAATAGCGGCTGACGCTCCACCCTCTTCAGCCACCCCCCCACCGGTACAAGCTCCGCCGAAGCTACTTATGAAACTTCACACGGTGTTTAATTTATTATCTCTTAGGCCACAAGGCAGAGAGGCAATTGAGAATATTATACGCAAGCAACCGGACTTAAAAGAGATATGGGACAGAATTCAAACTATGTCTATCACAATAAATGAACCAACAGTAAGGAAGGACATTGAAAAGGCTAGTGCGTTAGCTGTCCAATTTTGGAGGAATATTAATGAGCTTCAAACAATTGCAGAGAAAGATTCGAAGGATAGAGAAGTCACAGTAGTAGAGAATTTGAAGGAACTTAAGAGATGTATAGAGGAGATGCTTAGGCTTTCTGATAATTCTGGTGCAGATAATAACGCTACTTTGTGTGCTATGATTGATCTTCAAGCTCGTAAGGCTCTGCAAGCGATTCTTAAAGCTACGGATGTGTCTAATCCTGAAGAAGCAAGGAAGGGCGTCATAGATGCTATAAATAACCCAGAGTATAAAACGGCTTTAAATAATATAGCCACTGGAATAACTTTTGAGAATTTAAAGCCTTTTGAGAATTTAAAGTCTTTAGATATAACTCGATCTTCGCCAGTGAAGAAGGCTCCGGCGTCATCGCGCGCCCACGGAGCTAATTATAAATATAGGTTTAAGGGCAAAGCAAGAGAGATACTAGTAAAAATTGACAAGTGGTTTGACGCAAATGCGAATTTGATAGCATCGAGTATTAGGGCGGGGTTAACAGATAAATTAATTCAAAGTGGCCTTGCCGCTAAGATAGGGGAGAGCCAGGTTGATATAGTAAGGCAGGAAATCAAAAAGTTAATTGAATAAAAATATGGAGGGAGTTCAATGAGTAACAGCATTTTTAGGTTGGCTAGTAAGCTGGCAGCGGCATATAAGGAAATTCCGTATGTCGTTTTAAAGCGTTTCCTTTTAGAAAAAACAGCGCAATTTCCTGGAGATAGAGTAATTCAGCATATGGGGGCTATTATTGAAAAGCGTGCCGCAGACCAACCGTTCGGGGCGGTCTCAGTTAAAGAATTAGATTCTTTGATCGGTGAGCTGTCCTCTTTTGGAGATACTACAAATACACGCAATTTATTTAGCTCTTATCTATCAAAGCTAACAGCAGATGAGACTACAAGAACTAGGGCCGGAGAAGTCTTTACAGACGATGTTCGCGAAATAAAGAGTTCCCCCAAAAGAACGGTTGACGAGCCTACTCCGGTGGTTGGGGTAGATCCTAAAGAAATTTTTTCAGAGTATAATATTTCAAGAAAATATGACGCTCAAACTATTGCGAAGGGTGCAGATATTGTCTCTCGTGCCGTGCAAGTTGCCTTTGGGGTAGCGCCAAATTCTATTAAGTTTTCAAAGGATATAGATAATGGTGTCTCTTACTTAGTTAAGCTTACACCTAAGGCTGGCAAGATGGAAATAGAGGTTCCTATTGAGAAGACGGCACTAGGCTTTCATAAGCCTACTTCATTTTTATGCAAGTTGGCGGAGAATATCAGTGAGTTTCCATTAAATGACGATGGGGTGGAAAAGGCTATTGGTGCTATCTCCCAGCATTCCTCCTTTACGTTTGACCCCTCTTGGCTAAAAATGAGTTTTACGGAGCTACGAAGCGAGATGCTTAAATATGCCATGAAGAAAGACTATAAACAAGCAGAGGAAGCCATTAGGCTCATTGGTGAGAAATATCCTACTATGATGAAGGCAGTCTTAGATGATTTTCAGCATGTGCTTGTTGCTTTTCAAAAAGCTAACAATGACCACATATGTCGTAAGTGTGCATTTTATCAGCCAGCTGGGATGAAGTCGGCTAGTGTAGATAATTATTGTGCGCGATTAAGAATGCCCACAAAGCAAATTATAAAAGCTTCCTCTCCAGACTCTTGTGAAGCATTGGGGACGTCAATTAAGCGAACTATTCCAGGTTTTGAGGGGACTATTAACACGAGCAATATTAAGATCACCTAAGGTGAGGAGCTATGGACGAGGGAAGATTAGTTGTAGGTGTTTTTTTAACGGCGAATGAAGTACCTGTTCCTGGTGAACTTGAGCATGATATGATTTTTGGCCCTACTTCTGTGCAGACTAGAAATTGCCCAGACATGCATGGAGTTCCAATGCAGTATATTGGGGATGGGATGTATGTAAACCCTATAACTGGACAGGTATATGATTTTCGGCGTGGCTTTAGGTTGGGAGATAAGGAATATCTAGCAACGAGTATTGAAGAGCAGCATGTGGTTGATAGTCCGCTTACAAATGGAGTCCCGCATGATGTATATAGGTTTAAGAGAGAGAGATAAGTAGGAGGAGACAATGAGGGGAGCGAGTCTATGTCGTCATCCCGATATAGATCATATTATTCGCCTTGTTAAGGCCGGTCAGGGGGCCCGTAGTATTGCAGCTATTATTAATCGGAAGTATACGGCGGCTCCTAGATATCAGGTTAATTGGATTACAATTAATGATTTTATCAAGAATTATTTGCATTTAGATAAGAAGCAGCGAGAGGCCCTAAGGGCGGAGGCTAAGTCTAATGGAATGGTGGTAACTAACAACCAGATAAAGGATTTAGCTATTCAATCTCGTCTTAATCAAAAAACAGACATTTTAGATATGCAAGAAATTCTTGCCGAGAGAGAGTTAGATGTTAGAGAAGAGATGGAAAAATTATACAATACAGCTCTCGCGGAAATTGATGCTATTAATGATAAGGTCAATAAGATGGATGGTAGAAATTTTGTTGCTGGCAAGGCGGCTTTAGTTGCGGCCATTGACCAGGTGCGCAAGATCATCGGAGATGTGCGGATTGAACAAATGGAATCTAAGGCATCTCAGCAGGTGGCCAATAGCCAAGTGGTATTGAATTTTAATCAGATCAATGCCCACGTAGACGCTATTAAGCAGGCGGTAGTAGAAACCTTTAGAGAACAAGGGCTGATGCATCAGCTTCCAGAATTTCTAAATAGGTTATCTGGTAAGCTTTCAAAGTTAAGCGAAGTTAAAGTGACTACGTCTACTGGTGAAACTATAACGGTCCAGCACCATGGTGCGTTAAACGGAGGTTCGTGTGAATAAAGCTGGGTATCCTCAGCCAACAGTTTATACTACATCTGAGTTTGCCACTCAACCGGCAGATCTAGAGAGGTGGTCTGAGGCATATAAAAACATTTGGAGGCTAGTTGAAATTACTGGTACTCCTTTAAGTAAAGCTAAAAATATTGTGTTACGTGGGTGGAAGGATTCTGAAATTTCTAGATTTTCTGCCTGGATGGCTTATTATGAGAATAAAGATGACATTAAATATCATAGAGTAGATAAACTAGGTTATTTAGATTGTAATTTATCTATTATTAGGCAAGCGGCTTTAAAAATGGCAGAGAATAGGGCGCTATCAGATATGGCGGATAAAGTAAGAATGGCTAAGACCGCTCAAACTATAGTAGATTTAATTTATGTTATGAACCAGGATAGGGTAAAGGTGGCGGCTGAAGAGACTGACCGCAATAGAGAAAAGATGGTAAAAATTTTTAACGTTGTGAAGGATGTAAACAATGAGGTGGCTAGAAAGAAGTTAATTAGAAATCTAGCTCGTGTTCTGTCTATGGACACAGAGGGCTTATTTCCAGAGATTTCGCAGGCTCTATCTAAGCTTATAGATGCTTATTCTTATTCTGCTTCTAGGATTCAAGATGTTATGAATAGGTTGGGGCTGCAGATTAGTATGTCTGCTGAGGGTGATGAAAAGGCTACCCCAGAGGAGGTAAAAGAAAATTTCTCAGTCGAAGAGCCTAAAGAGAGTGAAGTATCTACAGAGAAAGTGGAACCGCCCTCCTACACAAAGAAAGAGAATATGACGATCACGCCTCAATCAAGCCCACCCTCAGAAGAAGTACCGATTATACCTAGACCGGAAAATAGGGGAGTATAATGGAAGACGGTTTTATGGGTCCAATGGACATAGAAAAGAATGATGCCGACGCTGTTGTTCCGCTAGATGACATGTCTATTATGGGCGGAGGTGATGATAATGTTTTGCCGTTGGATACTGATATTCTTCGTATGAAGCTACTTATACGGCGTAAGATAGCGACAGTAGAGAAGGAAAAAACTAAAGATAATTTATCCATACTAGAACAAGACTTGATATATGCTAAGGTATATGGGCCTTTTGATGAGCTTATAGATCATACAATGAAATTTTTTAGATCCGAAAGATTTAAGGATATTATAGATGGCGATCCATCCTTAACCAAGGACATCAGGAGGCTCTATAGAGATATAAAACAATTTCGAAAGATACGGGACATTCCTAAGGATGCCCCTATTGTTTGGTTTATGGATGAATTAAGTGAAGCTTTTAAGCGATATGTCGATTCTATGGATATTAAGTCTAAGTCTTTGTTTTCCAATGCGAGTATCGCTAGTGGAGTAATGAGGGTGCTATCAGATAAATACCGCGATCCCTCAAATAGTGAATATTCAGGAATGGAACAGAATGCTGCAAAATCCGCCTATTACGTGCTTGACGTTGTTTCTCATTTAGACCCCAAGAGTTTAATTGATAATGCTTTATTGCATCATGCTTTTGCGAGATTATTATATATCCATGTGTTATATCAATGGTTTAGTTCCTTGAAGATATTCGAGGGGGGTATTTCTGCTGATTCTATAGGCACATTGGCATTAGCTAGTTTTAAAAAAAGTGTTGCTAAAACGATTTTGGATGCTTTATCTAGTGCGGATTTTCTTCGTCCTTCAACTGTGTCCATGAATAAAAGCTCGGATGTTAGAATTGTTGCGTCTAAGGTTTATTCGGTGCTTGGGAATTTTCCTTTCATGAGGGAACCAAAAAATGATGTGGCCATGGTTCTTGAACAAGAGGCCAAAACTGAAGCGCTAGATTTTTTACAGAAACACTATAATGATATTATCGCGGAGAGGAAGGATAAAAGGGGTAGAACTATTTACGATCGCGCTTTTTTTAACGATCCGGCTCAGATAGAAGAGGTTAAGAAACAGGATAAGTTGTTGGTATATATGAAGATAGTCAATCAAATTTTATCTATGGATCTATCTGATTTATTAGATATAAATAAATATAATTTTAGGGAGAGCAGTCTAGCTCCAAGAACAAGCACACTAAGAACCATGAAGTTCATTCATACCCGACTCACCACACTAAGCACGTACTCACCATCAGAGAATGACCTGAAGAAGTTCTCCACGTTTATTATGCAGTTAATATGGGCAAAGATTCAATATGAATGGCGCATGTTTACCAAGGATCAAGATATATCTGAGTCTCCAATGTATGTAACGTTAGACCGAGTTGATCAGGGTGCAGGACAGTCCGGGGAAATGTTTAATTTTTTCTTTTTTCAACAAATGCCGCCACAAGATAAATATCTGAATGTTGAATGGACAAAAACTACTGCCTACGTGGACAGAACCGATAAGGCCATTACTATTGCGTCAACGTGGAAAGAAACACATCCCCCAAAAGCTGAATCCGCCCCGCAGGATCTAGATTTGATAGGGATACTTAATTCAATGTTATCGGACTGGGAGTGAGATAATGTCTAATGTGCTGATTACCGCCGAGACTACAGTTCCGTTATATGTAGAAAAATTTAATTCTAAGATTATAGTGGATGTGGGCGAAGAAGGGAAATATAGCGGGCTTAAGGTATATCCTAAGGGGGATTCTTACTTTTTGGTTGCTCGTTCGGCCAGTAAAAGAGATTTAACGGTTAATTTAATTCTCACTATAATGGCTGGTAATTTTGGGGGAAGCTCCATTAAGCGCATGGAACGTGTTTCTCCGGCCTTTAAGGGAACACAGGCTGTGTCTGACAGTCCTATAGATATTTCTTCTATTTCTGTTTTTAAAGAAACAGCTATATTGTCGCTTGAAGATTTAAGGAAACGAGCGACGAAGATGAATGAAGTCCTTTCGGGTAAGGATGTGAATTTGACTCCTCTGAGTGGGGGTAAGTCGCTTTGGGAAGAAATTGAATCTTCTAGAAGTGAGGTGGCTCTTTTATTACAGGATTATTCTAAGGTCTATAGCCGTCCTCTCTCGGCTCCTATTGACGTAATTGAGATTGTTTCTTTTGCGATGGCCAAATATAAAGTTGAATTGGAAAATAATGCTATAAAACAATTAGATACTTTAGTAATGCCCATAATTAGTGAGCTTGCTCCAGTCAGACCACTTGAGCTAACTAAAGACTTGGTTAATGAAATTGTTGAGAAGTGGAAGAGGGAAATGAAATCTAGCGATCCTCATCATTTTTTAAGCTCTTTGGATTATTCTACGTTGACTACGGTGTTATTCCAGCCATTAGAAAAAATGTCAAGAGATGCTATAGCTTCGGCAAACCAAACATCAGATGCCATGCTTAGGGTGGTAAATACGGTAGTCGATGGATATAGTCGAGCATTAGATGTGATTGCCAAGGAGAGCAGCGATAATTACTTTATCTCTTCTACTATTAAATTTGCTACGTATGATTCTCCATTGGTAGTAAAAACCGCCCAATGGGTAGCTAGATATATTGCTACTGTTGCAGTAGCTAAATCCATCCCTATTGCAACTGAGGCCTTCTTTAATGCACTGGATTCTAAACTTCAGCATGTTTCTGATTCTTCTTCTAGGCCTTGGAATGTTACTGATCTCTCTTCATACTTATCTACTCCCAAGCTCGCTCCATCACCAGACCAGCCTATGATGGCCGCAGCTAGTCCCGTACAGAATGTTCTCCGCCTCACTAAGAAGGTTGCCTCTGAGCTAATGTCTAATGGCAATCTATCGGATGGGCTTCTAATGACCAAGATAGCGGCTGATATATCTAGGGCCGATAGTTTTAATGTAGGCAATTTAAATCTTTTATATTTTGCACTTCAGGCGGTAGATGGCATTAGCACAGGAGACAAGAACTCTGCTATTAAGCTTACGGGTATTGTGCTTGGCCAAGCTAAGATTGGAGAGGATAGTAAAAAAATAGCTTTCCCTCTCAAAAAAACTATTCCTATTCTTCAGGATAATTTGCGGATTCTATCTAGCGTAGACGGGGTAGTGTTGATGTTGGAAGTCACAGGTGGTATACGACACGGTCATATACTAAAAAGCTATAGCGATACGATAATGAATTCTCTTGGGCTAGAGTCGGTGAAGCTTCGAGACCCCGATAGATTTGGGGCGTGGGGACAGTTTGGGAGAGACGGAGTAATGCTGAGGACTTGCCAATCTGTGTCGGACATAATGGAGTTGCTGCAGGAAATCTTTGTGATTTCCACCGCCGTGGCAGTGGGCCCATCTGGTAAAGACTTGTTGTTATCCTTAATATCAGCCAAGGAAATGAAGGACCCCGATGAGAGGCGTCAAAGCTTAGCGGCAGAGGTTCAGAAGTCTATAGACTGGTACAGATTTGCACTAACTGAATACAACAAGAGCAAGGGCGAGAGCGAGGACGAGGACGAGGACGAGGACAAGGACAAGAGCAAGATTCCTCAGGCTTC